AAGGCACTAGCACAAAGAGGTCAAAAATTAAATGTAAAAGAAATTGCTGAATTTGTACATAGTTTCTACGACAGAGATTCAGGCACATTTACTAAAGGCCCAGAAGGCGTTGCTACAATGGTAGGCAAGAAATTTGGCGAACAGGCAGAACATGTTGCTCGTAAATTTGTTGAAAGAATGGCTCCGCAACAACAAGCCCCAGAAATATCAGAATTGGCACGTATTAGAGAATTAGCAGGCTATTAAAGATTGTTCGTAGCAGTGAGATTGGGCACTTCGGTGCCCTTTCTTTTTGGCAAAATGAAATCAAACTTTTATGTAAACGTTTGGTCCTACTAAAGCGTTATATATATACGCAGGGAAGATTCTTTGCGTAAACAACATAAAGGAAACTTTAAAATGAAAACAATCGCAACTTTAATCGCAACATTATTCGCAGTATCAGCATTCGCCGCAGAACCAGCTAAGGCTCCTGCAACTCCTGCTTCAGCACCAGCTAAGGTAGAGAAAAAGGCAGAAGTTAAGCCTGTCAAAAGTGAAGCTGCTAAGAAAGACGCTCCAAAAGCAGACACAAAAGCCCCTACTAGTAAGTAAACACGAAGCAGACGACACTGACTTCATAGTCGACGATGAAGTCGTATTTGGTCGTAATCTAAAAGCACGTGATTTTGGCAAAATAGTTCATGAAGATGATACTTTATCAGATCATGTAAAATTTAGATTGTGGTTAGCTAGACAGTTAGCACTAGCAAAATATAAGGAAAAGTGGGCTTGACCCGCTTTTTCTTTTGGTGAAATAAATCAAAAAAATAGCAGATAATCGTTGACCTTGCTAAATAAAAAGCGCATAATAATACATGTGCATAAGGCATATAAAAACATTTTAGGCATAACATAGGAGGCATTTAAAATGGCTACATTAGCAGAAATTCGTGCAAAACTTCAAGAAGCACAATCAAAGTCCACAGGACAATCCACCGGCGGTGGAGACAACGCAATTTACCCACACTGGAATATGCAAGAAGGCAAAGAAGCCGTAGTACGTTTCTTACCAGATGGCAATTCAAATAACACATTCTTTTGGGTAGAACGTGCTATGATCAAATTACCTTTCGCAGGTATCAAAGGCGAAACAGATTCCAAACCAGTTCAAGTACAAGTACCTTGTGTAGAAATGTACAACGATGGTTCTGTATGTCCAATCCTTTCAGAAGTTCGTGGCTGGTTTAAAGATAAGAGCCTTGAGGAAATGGGTCGTAAGTATTGGAAGAAGCGTTCATATATTTTCCAAGGCTTCATTGTCGAAGATCCTTTAAAGGAAGATAAGATACCAGAAAATCCAATCCGCAGATTTATCATTGGTCCTCAAATCTATCAAATCATTCGTTCAGCATTGATGGATCCAGAGTTGGAAGAATTACCAACAGACTACCTCAAAGGTGTTGATTTCCGTATTGCTAAGACTAGCAAGGGCGGTTTTGCTGATTACTCAACAAGCAAATGGTCACGTCGTGAACGTGCTTTGAGTGATGTTGAAACAGCAGCATTAGCATCTAATGAGTTGTTTAATTTGTCAGACTTCCTTCCTAAGAAACCAACTGATGTTGAGTTAAAGGTAATGAAGGAAATGTTTGAAGCTTCTGTAGATGGCGAAGCATATGATCTCGAGCGTTGGGGTCAATATTTCAAACCAGCAGGTTTAGGTTCAGCAACAGGCGATCCGCATCGCGCAACTGCTAATACATCTACACCAGCAGCCAAAGCCAGTGAAGACTATACAGACGACGAGCCAGCACCGGCAGCCTCTGCGCCAGCCGCAGCCGCAGCACCGGCAGGTGATAACAGTCGTGCGCAAGACATCCTTGCCATGATTCGTAACCGTCAGAAGTAATTAGACTAAACATAGAGTGTGGGGCAACTCACACTCTATTTCTCAACAGGGCAAAATAATATGGCAAAAGCATTTGATATTTCTAAATTCAGAAAGTCAATCACTAAATCTATTGACGGTTTAAGTATTGGCTTTAACGACCCAACCGATTGGGTTAGTACAAACAACTATGCATTAAACTATCTTATAAGCGGACACTTCGATCGAGGTATTCCGTTAGGTAAGGTCACGGTGTTCGCTGGTGAATCTGGTGCAGGTAAGAGCTTTATCTGTTCAGGCAATCTAGTTAAGAACGCACAGGCACAAGGCATTTATCCAATCTTGATCGATACAGAAAATGCACTCGACGAAAAATGGTTACATGCCCTTGGAGTTGATACAAGTCCAGACAAGTTATTGAAACTTAACATGGCTATGATTGACGATGTGGCAAAGACTATTACAGAGTTTATTGCAGAATACAAAACAATGGATGAAAATGATCGTCCTAAGATATTGTTTATTATCGACAGCTTAGGTATGCTACTGACTCCTACTGATGTTAATCAATTCCAAGCAGGCGATATGAAAGGTGACATGGGCCGTAAGCCTAAAGCACTAACAGCACTTGTTCGTAACTGCGTTAATATGTTTGGTAGTTATAACATCGGAATGGTGTGTACTAACCACACATATGCAAGTCAAGATATGTTTGATCCAGATGATAAAATTTCAGGTGGTCAAGGATTCATCTACGCTAGTTCAATCGTTGTTGCTATGCGTAAATTAAAATTAAAACTTGATGCAGATGGTAATAAGACTACAACGGTTCAGGGGATTCGTGCCGCTTGTAAGATCATGAAAACTCGTTATGCAAAACCGTTTGAAAGTGTACAGGTTGAAATTCCTTATGAAACAGGTATGAGTCCATATAGTGGGTTGGTCGACTTGTTTGAAGCTAAAGGTATGCTCAAGAAAGAAGGTAACAGTCTAGTATATACTACAGCAGACGGTGAGATCATTAAGCAATTTCGCAAGGCATGGGAACGCAATGAGAAAGATGGTCTAGATATTGCAATGAAAGACATTTCTAAACACGGAGAAAAAGTGAGTTCTGAGATAACTAATAATGTTGAACCTCAATTGGAGAGCGAGTAAATGAAAGACGACCTTATTGCAGATCTTTGGACACTAGTAGTAGAACATATCCCAGAGAAAAAACGCCAAGACGTGGCTGCTGATTTTATTAATACTTTATTAGATTATGGTGTTAAAGAAAGTGTGCTTACTAGTCTAATGGGCGTGGATCCTTATCTAGACCAAGCTGTTGAATATTCAACCGACGGCGAAGAGTATAGTGAGGAAGAAGATGAAGAAGATGAATATTACGAAGATGAGGACTGATGAATTGGTACGATAAGGTTTCAAAGGATATTAGTAATATCCCCGATGCCGCTGCATATTATGAGAGCGAACTGATAGCAGCTAAATCTGATGCTCGAGTATCTGGCAACTTAGAAAGAGCAGCCGCTAATATGCCCGGTATTGTAGAAAATCGTTTTAACCAACTTCAAGAAATTGAAGCAATACTAGAATACTTACACATAGAATTGCGTAGATTACGTAGTCAACATTTTAGAAAATATCTCGAAAACTATCAACGAGCTTTGTCTTCTAGAGACTGTGAAAAGTTTGTAGAAGGCGAAGCTGACGTTGTAGACTTTGAAAAAATTATCAACGAATTTGCCTTACTTCGTAATAAATGGTTAGGTATTATCAAAGCCCTTGACATTAAACAATGGCAAGTATCAAATATAGTTAAACTTAGAACAGCAGGATTAGAAGACGCAACATTATGAACATCCTAGTAACCGGTGGCCTAGGACTTATCGGCCACAATGTAGTTAAAAGACTACAGGATCAGGGGCATATTGTATCTATAGTAGATAATAAAACAAACTATGGTATCATCCCTCAAAAAGAAATCGACCATTTAATTCGAGAACGTCTAAAAGAAATTAAAGATATTAGCGGATTATATGATTACGATATTTGCGATTCAGCTAAATTAGAATCAGTCTTTAATATCGAACAACCTGAAATAGTAATACACATGGCTAGCTTTCCGAGACAGAAAGTAGTTAATGCTAATCCTGCGCTAGGTAGTCGTGTAATGAGTGAAGGGTTACTTAATTTACTAGAACTTAGCGACAAATACGAAGTACGCAAGTTTATCTATATATCTAGCTCAATGGTGTACGGCGATTTTAAAGATGATGTTAAAGAAGATGCAATATGCCGACCGCTGGGCCAATATGGTATTATGAAACTGGCAGGGGAATGGCTAGTTAAGGATTATACTCGCCGTACAAATCTTGTACATACAATCATTCGACCATCGGCCGTATACGGTCCTCTTGACGTAGAAGATCGAGTGATTAGTAAATTTATTCTTAATGCCATGCGTAACATTCCTCTAAGAGTAAATGGTGCTAACGAAACCTTAGACTTTACCTTTGTAGACGATGCTGCTGACGGCATTGTTGCAGCAGCAATATCTGATAATACTGATAATAAAACTTACAATATCACAAAAAGTCATTCCACAACTTTACTATCAGCTGCTGAGTTAGCAGTCAAATTAGTAGGGCAAGGTATTGTTGAACTACGTGATAAGGATGCGGATTTTCCGAGTCGAGGTGCATTAGATATCACAGCGGCCCGCAAGGATTTTGATTTTAACCCAAAAGTTGATATCGAAAAAGGTTTTGAAATATACTACGATTGGCTAAAAAATTCAGCCTATTGGAAAGAAAATCTTTAACCGATAATTGGATTATCCGGCATTTCAACTTCAGTTGGCCATCCTTGATAATGTACAGTCATTTCTTGAGCATCACCAGTTTCCCATTCGGGATATTTAAATTGTAACCAAGACACATGGTGCGCCCATAATGATCTATTTGCGGGCTCCGTAGGATCTTGCCAGTTGTCTAGAGTATTATCACATGCTACCCATGTAGGGCATACTCCGAGACTAATAACTTTTTTACCGTACCAAAATGCTTCAGCAGTAATCGCCGAGCTATAGCTAACAACTAAATCAGCCCATTCAAACTCGCCGTCAGTACCGAACAATCCAGTAACTCCGCGATCTAAATCACCGAAGTGCTGAGCTCCTTTCTTGCCTGTTTTTGGTCGAATACGAACATTGGCTCCTTCTAATTCTAAACGTTTTTTAATCGGCTCTGCCCAATCAACGCCGTTCATTCCTTGCCAATAGATTATACTTTTCCTCGGCGGCGCAATAAGAACATTAATAACCTTATTAACTTTCCATGGCTGCATTTCTAAATTCATATTGGTCCAGCGGTCGTGCGGCATTGGTCCTAGTTTTGTATTTCCGTATGAGTTAACTGCTATCCTGGCATACTCTCTGTGTTTCGTAGCCCATTGCCCGAGCATTTGTCTATTCATTACAAAGCAAGGTCTTTTTAATTTTAACCATTCACGATGTTCTCTGCTAACTAAATTGGCACCGAATACCATCGGAACTTCGGGATCTGCATCTGCCCAGGAATCGACCAATGTAAACTTATCTGCCCAACGCTTCCAACCACTTATAGTACCTTCATTGTGTTGGCCATCGTTAATTAACTGTATAACCTTTTTCATATTGATATTTACCGATAATATATGTACATAAATATCTGCATGAAAAAGATTGTTTTAGTTACTGGCGGGTTTGATCCGCTGCATTCCGGTCATATTGCTTATTTTAAAGCAGCTAAAGAATTAGGTGATGAGCTAGTTGTTGGGATTAATTCCGATGCTTGGTTAACACGTAAAAAAGGTTCACCATTTATGCCTTGGGTAGAACGCCAACGAATTATCAAAGAATTAAAAATGGTTGACTATACTATCGAGTTTAATGATGATGATAATAGCTCTAAGCTAGCAATTAAACTGGCTAGGCAAACTTGGCCCGATGCACAAATTATTTTCGCAAACGGCGGTGATCGTACACATACAAATATTCCAGAAATGGATACTAAAGATAGTAATGTAACATTTGCATTTGGTGTGGGCGGATTCAATAAAGCAAATTCAAGTAGTTGGATTTTGCAAGAATGGAAAGCTCCTAAGACGGAACGTCCATGGGGTTACTATCGTGTACTACACGAGGTTCCAGGAATGAAAGTTAAAGAACTTACAGTTAATCCAGGACAAAAACTTTCAATGCAACGACACAGTCATCGTGCAGAATATTGGATTGTTAGCGAAGGTCGGGCTAATGTTAATAGCATGATGCCAGGTGGCTATTCGTTACCAACAACAGAAATAGCATTGCATGAAGAATACAGAGTTCCGGTCGGCGAATGGCATCAACTCACTAATCCACACAACGAACCTTGTAAAATTGTAGAAATACAATATGGTGAAAGCTGCGTTGAAGAAGATATCGAAAGGAAAGACTAATGGCACTAAATGATTGGATTTTTCTTAGCAAAGAAGGCAAAGACGAATATATTAATATGTTTGCTACAGGTTCTGGCGGTAGAGTGGTGCCGTCACATGAATTTAATTATCACGACAATCCTACACATCCGATCGTACTACGTGGCATTTTAAAATATAAAATTATGCAAAAATGCTGGGAAGATCAAAGAGATTTTTATTACATGGATACTGGATATCTAGGAAATCATAAAAGTTCTTGGAACCCTATGGGATGGAAATGGTTCCATAGAATAGTAAAAAATAATCTGCAACACAATAAAATTATATCAAGGCCCGGCGACCGTTTTGAAAGATTACGAATTCCTATACAACCAATGAAAAAAGATGGTAGAAAGATTTTAATTGCAAAGCCTGACGAAAAACCTTGTAAATTTTATAATATAGATTTAGAACGGTGGGTGTCAGACACTATTCTTGAAATACAAAAATATACAGACAGACCTATTGAGATACGAGACCGTGCAAAGCATAGAATTGATAGAGTCGAGAACGATACATTAAAAGATGCCTTGGACAACGATGTCTTTGCACTAGTAACTTTTAATAGTGTAGCAGCTACAGAATCAGTGTTACACGGAATACCGGCATTTACATTAGCACCATCAAATGCCGCACATCCTGTGTGTTTGCAGGATTTAAGTAAAATTGAAACGCCTTACTATCCTAGTAAGGACGAAGTATATGCATGGGCATCACACCTTGCCTATGGTCAATACCATATTGATGAATTAAGAAACGGTGAAGCTTGGAGAATTTTGAATGAATTATGATATGTTACCAATTTTTATTGGTTACGATGCTAAAGAAGATATTGCATATAAGGTATGTGAATATTCTATCTATAAACATACGCCAGAGGCGGAAGTTAAACCGTTAAAACAAGATGCCTTACGTAGAGACGGAATGTATACTAGGCCAGTAGATCCACTAAGTTCGACAGAATTTACCTTTACTAGATTTTTAGTTCCAGCAATTATGAATTATAATGGTTGGGCATTATTCTGTGATTGTGATTTTGTGTGGACAGACGATATCAGAGAATTGTTTAATCAGGTTAATGATAATTATGCCGTTATGGTTGTTAAGCATGAACATAAGCCAAAGAACACTGTTAAGATGGACGGAGCACAACAAACACAGTATCCAAGAAAAAACTGGTCATCAATGATCATGTGGAATTGCGGCCACCCTTCTAATGCCGGGTTAACACCAGAGAAAGTAAATGCTGAAACTGGCCAATACCTACATAGATTCGAATGGCTCAAGGACGATGAAATTGGTGAATTAAATGTAAAATATAATTTCTTAGTTGGATGGAACAACGAAAACAAAGACGGCAAGCCAGTGGCGTATCATTGGACTGAGGGCGGCCCATGGTTTGAAAAATATCACGACTGCGAATACAAAGATGTTTGGTACAAGTATCTAATGGAGTTTGCACAAGAGTTAGCATTAAGCAATAATCAAAGTCATACAGCTATTACTTGGGTCACGTCTCTATCAAGGGCGTACTACGATGAAATTGCTAATCTTACAATGAGTACTTGGGGTGATTTGCCAGGCGACCTAGTTATTGTATGGGATGATAAACCAGTTGACTTAGGCTTTGGTAAGATTGCCAGCTTCTGGAAAGATGTAGCATCCGAAGCTGACCCGTGGATGAACGAAGGTATGGGTGGTACAAAAGCAGATAGATTCTGGAAAAAGAGTCGTGTGCAGGTATGGGCAGCAAGACGATTTAAAGGTCTTGTAATCTGGATCGACGCCGACATCATGGTCACTAAACGTATTACTAAATCTAAAGCAATTGAAATGTTACATCCACGAGAAAACGTTTGGGGGACATTAAACTGCGGTGACGATTTTCTTGGAAAAGATTTTATCGACACAGGATTAGTTGGATTTAATACCAGACATGAAAATTTTGAAGAGTTTATTAGAGACTATTCACTAGTATGGTATGATGGTAGAATTTATCAATTACCTCAGCCTTACGATCATTACGCTGTGCAATCCATGCGTCACAAGTGGAAAATGAAATCTTATGTTCCGCATTTTAATTCTTGGCCAGCAATTCCATCAGATATTATTAATCGGTTCGCTATGGAAAATAGTTATGTTAAAGAATATTTTACACATTATCTAGGCATTGATAAAAAGAATTCATTAAACGAACAAGCAGGCAACACTGACAAAGTTAAAAAGAAAAAAGAAAAATGAAAGTTGTTGCCTATCTAAATTGTCTTCCACCAAACAATAAAAATATTGAAAAAGGAGAAATCCTTGCTCGGTATGCAGGCGGAG